GCGCAGGATGTTGTTGTAGTTTTCCGCGAGATAGTCTGTGAGCAACGAGCCGACCTCACTTGCCATCTCCGTGGTGGACTTCTTGGCGTCGATCAGCACCCGCACGGCCCACTGAGCAATCGGCGCAATCTGCCAGTCGATCAACCCAGCCCGCTTGCCGAGCATCAGCCCCGTGATTGTGCGAGACACCAATGCTGACCAAAATCGGTTTTCTGCGGTCAACCCGGCAGCGGCATCAATACGTTGTTGGTTTGCATTGGCAAGTTCCTTTGCGGCTGCTAGGTTGTTCATGACGTACTGGATGTACACCCGCCCTGCATGACCATAGTGCTGCTTGATTGCTGCGCTGAATACGTCAGTCTCTTCTTTGGTTTTGAAATAAATCTTGTTGACCTGATACTCCAGTATGCGCTGGGCCTCCGCCTCTGGCATGCGTTTGTACAAGCTGATGCGCTCCACCAACCCAGTGTTGCCCGTGGATCCGAATAGCGTCTTCCACGGCTTGCCTCTGACACGCTCCACGTTACTCTTACCGGACATCCGGTTGCGCTGCATCCCGTTAGGAAGCTGATACGCCCAATCAGATAGCTCTGCAGGTTTCGTGTTGGTCATCTCGTCGATATAAACCACAACGTTCTTGTACGCCTCAGCCCGATTCATGCGTGAGTTGTGCGTGTCGTTCTCCTGCAGCATGATCATGTCCGGATCCCCCCAGACAGACGCACCTGCAAGCATGGCGGTGGTTTTACCTAGTCCGGAGCCTTTACTCCATGCGTGAAACGCCGCCGCATTGAGCGGTTGGAACTCCATGAGCGGAGCCCCCAGCGATAACCCAAACATGAACTGATGCAACTCAAAGCCGGGGCGGTTAAAAAACTCCAACGCTTGTTTCCACCCCTCGTACGTACCCTTGGCGGTGAAGTAGGGAAAGTACTGTACTGTGGCACTGGAGGGAGAATTGATCTCGATGCGATCTTTGAAGATCTCCATGTTCCCCACGGCGAAGGAGGTGCCTATGGAATCTGTCCAGCCGAATTGCCTACGGGACTCCGTGGCTTCAGCCTTAAACTGTAATTCGTTAACCCATCTCATTGTGTAGTCCATCAACTCTGCTACGTTAAGAACTGTCACCCCCTGCATAGCGAGGTACTTGCGGAACTCATCTTTTGCGCCGACCGCAGTAAGCGGCAGCGTGAACTCGCGCACCCCGTCTCGTGGGAGGTGTAGGCGCATGACAATCGCCTCACCCATATCAGGATCTTTTAGCCGTCTCACCACATACAGATCGTTGTGATAGACCAGCTTGTCCCTAGGTTCTTCGTCGTCTTCACCCTTCTTGCCGTGAACAAATATGCCACCTGACTTGCCACGGAAGTAGGGGTGCGGGTACTTAGGAATGACGTACTCAAGTGGTTTTGCATCCGGGATACCCAGAGGCTTTTGCACCACGATATTGTCCGACTCATCAGCCTCCAGCACCTCACGGCCCAGCGTTATGGGGGACTTGAGCTTGTTCCAGTGCATGCAGCTAGGGCATACTCCAGGGCGGTACTCATCAAAGCGCTCACACAAGTACGGCCCTTTGATCAGGCTGACTTTTTCTTCTGTTGCTTCGGGGGAATACTCGGGGTGCTTGGATGAAATCTTGTGGATTGCCGTGGCCCCATCCACGCAAAACTTGGCAACAGACAAGCCCGCACGCCACAGTGGCTCTGAAATACGCGCTTGGTTAGTCACGACTTCCTGTAGCTGGGCGCATCCCTTGCCCGCCACGGTCTTGATCATGATGGTCTTGAACCTGCTGATGTAGCTGCCTGAGAGCGCTTGCATCAACTCGTCATGCTCACGGGGGACGTACTTCTTAGGAGCACCCAGCACCCCCAGGTCATCCCCCAACAACTCTTTGAATACGTCAAAGTCCACACTACCACCCGGTGCCCCCACCAGGGCTACTTCTTTGGGGGGTGTGTCTTTGTGGTTGTGTGTGCCAGGGACTCGCAGCACCCGAGCTGAATCGGCTGTAACTGCTGGGTCACAGTGCAGATTATGTTCTTTACACAACCTCTTTAGTCGCTCTGCTACCGGCACCCATGTTTCACGTGGAACAGCGTTTGTGAGGGGCCAGTACGCGTGGATACCCCTACCACTGTTGACCACTGTGGGTCTTGGCATGCTGAGCTTCTTGCAAAACCCACGCAGCGCGGATAGCGCGTCGGCTTGCGTTGGATACTCTTTACTTGCGCCGCAATCCAGATCAAGGAAGAACGCCTTCAGTTGGAAAGCATTCGGGACTTTACGTGATCCAGCTTCTACGAATGTGCTAAGGGCAAAGTACGCGTCGTATCCGTCATCGTCAAACTGTTGAGCCGCGCTAACTACCGCATCAATGCTGTCGTAAAACTTCTGTACTTTGCGCTCGTCATTGATTCGCGCAGCATACACACAGTAATACCCATCACCGCTGAGTGTCGCCTCCAGAAATGTTCTTGTGTCCATGACCACCGATGATTGAAGAAGGGAAGATAGGGGGCACGTAGCCCCCTCCTAAGACTTGGTTAGTCATCCCATTCATCAACCACGGCAGAGAGGTCAACCTTCTCTTCCGGCGTCGAAGTAGCGGCGGTCTTCTTGACCACCTTCTTAGGCTCTTCAACTTCCTCAACTTCCACGGGTGCGGCCTTTGCGGCTTTAGTTGCCGGGGGCAGCGCGGGCGCGGGGGTGGGCTTGGCTTCCTGTTTCGGTGCAGGGATCACGCCGTCCATCTGGGACACATTCAAACTAACAGCTTTGACCGTATCGGCGTGGTCTTTCATCTCCACGGCAATCTGCAACTCGTGCTCTTCCAACTCACGCACCGGCTTGAAGACCAGCTTGGGCGTCGGACTTGCGGTATCAAATCGCATCTCGGTGATGATGCTGATAGCCGGGGTGTTGTACGCCTTGAGATGACGCCCGTATGCTTGCAGTGGCATCTTCTTACCATCCGCATCTCCAAACACAGACGTGGAGGGCAGCGTGACTTGATAGACCTCGCGCTTGTCGATCTCCCCATCAAGCAGCACAGCAATACGTTGCTGGAATCGGCATGCACGAGACTCGCCTTGTCCAGACCCTTTGATATGTTGAGGGCAGTCTTTGCAGAACTGAGACTGGCGCTGATCTTGTGGTACGGCTGAATCCGGGCGCTGCGTGTCTGATGACCAGCACACAGGCTTGCTGATCTCACCTTCGTTGTACGTACCTGAGAAGTACATACGCGACACTGGCGCAGCGTTAATGATTACCACGTTAATTGCACGGTCCTCACTCACGCGGACTTCTTTGCCACCAACGATTTCACGGAACACGCCGCCCTTGATGCTGATGCGACGATTACCTCCAGCGCTACCACCGGCAATGGTGCTGGTCAGGCTATCTTCTACGCCGCCCAGAACGGCGAGGGCTTTGCTGGGCTTACCAAAAAGAGTCAATGCAGACATGGGAATACTCCTAGTTAGATGTCTTTGTCGGGATTGGAAAAGTCGAGATCCAGTTGTACTGGAGCCTCATCAGCACCATTGTCCTTTGGCGTTTTGGTAAGCGCCGCAACGACGAGTGGTAGCTGGAACCGGTAAGTGTTACCCACTTTCATGTAGGTGTCTCGTGGGATGAACCCTTGGCGCACCCACGCCCGGATGGTTGAAATTGAAACCGTGAAGTGCTTGGCAACATCTTCAATCGGCACAAGTGGCTCTTGCGACGCCATCATTTTCTCCTTATCGTGATTGTGTATTCGCTGTCCACGTTGAGCCCCGGTGGCAGCAAATCGGGGTGGTCTTCCAAAAACTGTTTCATGTTGCCCTGATGCAGACGCTTCTCTAAAAGCTCAGGGGCGTTGTGTTCCACGACGAACTTGCCCATAGACTCCCAATCGTTAGTCCAATAGCTTGTCCGTACCGTGCGATAGAACATCCCCTCGGAAGTGCGCACACTCTCCAGGTTCTCGTCTTTGCAGTACTGCAGCAGCGCACGCTTCACAGCGCCCAGCTTCTCTTTGAGAGCCTTCTCTTCGGCCTCGTACTCCTCACGGATTTTTGTAAGGGCGGCATTCATCTTGAGATACACCCGCACCAGCTTTTCCGTAGGCACTTTTTCTGTTTCGTCGCTCATCACTCTCTCCTGTTGTAAGTGTCGGAACCTGTATTATAGTGACGTTCTTTTCTTTATTCAAGTAGGTCTTTGTAAAGATCAACAATTTTTGTATGAACGTCAATTTTATTATCTAATAAGTTGTAAATGTGTCTTTCAACACCTGACCCCGCGAGCTGTACAACTGTTGAGGGGTGGCGCTGTCCGGATCGGTGGACGCGGGCGTTGGCCTGTGCGTAGGTCTCCAAAGAACTTGTCGGCCCCCACCACACGACCGTATTTGCAGCGGTCAACGTCACGCCGTGCGCGGCAGCTTGCGGCTGAATCACCAACACTCGGGGGGAACTACTATCTTGGA